GTGAGCGGAACGTACGGGCAATAGAACAAACCAGCATCGTAGGCATTCGTGCCACGATAACCAACTGTTACGTAGTCAGCACCGGCGTAAGGATCGATGTAAACCTTGGTGCGGCCCTGGAGAACACCAGCAAAGGTGTTGCCAGTGTCGTCAACCTGCAGGTTTGTCGAAAGAGCAGGAGCGTAGTCAAGAACTCCAGCGGCAGCCAGGGCAGAAGCAACGTTGCTCGAGCAGATAACAAAGTTGCCTTTGCCACGACGAGTTTCGATCGCAATCTTGTTAGCTTCGATTTCCAACTGGAACATCAGACTCTTGAACTTTTCAACAGCCCACCGGCCATCGGCGTCAGCCACGAGGTCAAACAGACCAGCAGTTGCTCCACCAGTTCCAACCTTAGCAGTGGAGTTAATGGAACGAATCACTTCGCGATTGATTTCAGCCAAAACTTCGGCAGAGAGGATGTTCGCGAGTTCGGACTCAGCGTCAAGGCCGTGAATAGCCTTGAGGTCCTGGGCCAATTCCATCGTGTATTCAGCCTTGAGCTGACGTGTCTTAGCGGTAACAGTGGCCTTCTCGATAGTGAAGCCCATGTTAGCTGTGATGTTACCTTCGCCAGTAGCGGTGTCCATTCCTGTACCAAAACCATAGGTACCAGCCGGGCTGTCGAGAACAGGGGCCAAAGGATCGGTACCACCGTGGGAACCAGTACCGGTGAAGTCAGTGTCAGCTTCGTCGAACAGAGCTTCTGTGTCGGAAGTAGTGATCTTACCATTGTCAGGAGAAGCAGTCACATCGTTGTAACGGCTCTTCATCGCGAAGATGAGACCTGTAGGACCACTCATCGGCTGAACACCAGCAACATCATAAGCGATGAGATTCGGCATTGCGCGGCGAACCAGCGAAATGAGAATCGGATCGTATGTAGCAATGGAGCTAACGGTCTGATTGTTTTCGGTAATGAAGTTATTAGCAGCGCCTTCTTCCCTCAACGCCTTTTGCGTGTTTTCGAGAAGCTTAGCTGTAACAGCCTTGCGGTAGTTATCTTTGAAAGCAGGAGCATCGCTGTGATCGAGGACAGCTTCCCACTTTTTGAGTTCGGTTTCTGCGTTAAACATTTTTATTCTTTCGTTAATAGGGTTTAGTTATCGGTGTGAGTGTTGATTGATACTGGAGAGAGCCCTCAAATAGGCTTTCATATCAGCCGGAAGTTTTTCGGTGTGATCAACTTCGCCTTCAACAATAATTTTTGTGTCATCTGAGACAATATCCTCTACAAGAACATCGGCCTCAGAATTGGATTTAGAAGAAAAATAAGATTCCTTAATGGTTTCGACTTTTTCAGTAAACGATTCTTCAGAGGAAAATTCAACCTCTTCAGTAATACGACGAAAACGAGCCAATTGAGTCGAAGTCAAATCCGATCCAACACTACTCAAAACCTTTTCGCGCAAAAGGGAATTAACTTGTTCAGTCAACTCATTTACGCGCTCTTCGGCTTCAATGCGAGCGTGTGTCTCGCTTTCAACTTCTTCAGATAGACGATCATATGCATCAACCTTAGAGACAGGAATTTCGATGTAGTTTTCGACAAAAAGATTTTTCAGCGAGGTCATGAAATTTTCAGCAATTTCAGTCCTCAATCCTTTTTCGACAAACACCTTATTTTCGCTCATCCAGTTTTCGACAACATATGTGAGATAAGTGTCAACTTGCTCAACAAGAGTATCGCGGACATAGGTCACTTCTTCTGTAAGAGAATCGTTATACTTTTTCTCAAGAGATTCGCGAATGTCAGCAACACGATTAGCAACTGCAGCTTCGAAAAGAACACTAGCCTTTTTACGAAAATCTTCGGTAAGGTTAGCTTCATTTTCAACAAGGATACTCAAGTCATGAGCAAATTCCTCATTCGACTCTTTCATATCATGCCCAGCACTACAGGAAGCCATAAGGCTATTATAGGCAGCCATGATATTTTCCTTGTTCATCTTTTTCATGCCATCATACATAGCATTAATGATGTCGGCTTTAAGCTTAGGCATTTCCTCGCCTTCGCCTTCAGACATATTCATTTCTCCATACGCCTTGGTAAGCTCATGCTTTTTCATGCCCTTCATTTGATCAAAAGCAGCATTCAAAATACCAGCTTTTGTCTTAGGCATATTAGCTTCATCTAATACTTTGTCCTCATCTTCATCTTCGTCTTCAGATTCAGTCTTGGACTTTTTAGATTCAGACATTTCTTCTTCGTCTTCTTTGTCCTCATCTTCGTCTTCAGATTCAGTCTTGGACTTTTTAGATTCAGACATTTCTTCTTCGTCTTCTTTGTCCTCATCTTCGTCATCCATTTCTTCTTCTTCGTTCTTCTTTGCTTCCGCAAAAAGAACACTCATAACTGCTTCAGAAAAAGGCTTAGCTTCAGATTCTCCCTGTGCAAGCTCAGTTTCCTCAAGCAATTCTTCTTCGGTAACATTTGTAATGTCGTATTCCATAATTGATTCTTTGTTTGAGTTTAGAGATTGGAGAGGAAATGTCTAAAGATATTTTCCTGCGCTTCGGCAATTCGCCCAAGCGGTACCTTCTTCATTTCAGTCTCATACTTTTCAATTTGCTGAGGCTTAAGAATACCGTTTTGCCAAATCCAATCCACGCCTTCCATAATGCCATTTACAAAGGCTTCAGGAGCGGAGGGGTCTTGCACAATATCGACGGTTGCAAGGATAAAGTCATCCTTGACATATGTTTTATTCTCTCGCGTTTCAACACTTCCCATACCACGACTTGAGACGCCTAACTTACAGCCTCCTTCAACGAGGCCTTTCACGATTTGACCCATAGGTGTATTCAGTATCAGCGCCTTTCCTACAACGTTATTACCGTCCCATCTTAGTTCGGTAATTCGATGTGAAACTTTATCTAAATTGATTGCTGGACCATCGGGGTGATTAAGCTCACCAACAGCACGTCCAGTTAAAACTTGTTCTTTAACGTATTTTCCAGTAGCCGCCTCGAGAACTTTTCGAGGATAAATGCGGTTATTACGATTTTGTTTTTCGGCCTGCATGAACACACCTTCGATGACAACGTTCTTATTTCCTTTGTCATCGGCTTCAGTAATATATTGAAGGCCTGAATCTATGTGTTCAGTTATTAATTTCATTAGCTTCTTGATTTTTCCATTTGTTGGCCCAAGAGAAAAAGATGATAGTCAAAGGTATCTTTCTTATATGGATTGGTTCCCTTTGGATTGTCTTCTCCTTCTTGGTATGCTTTATTGCGAACTAAAGATTTTGTAAGTGAAGAGCTATCGTAAATATTTCCAAGAAGGTCATCGACGTCGCTCTGTGTAATTTTATCATTACCACCTTTAACAAATTTATCAGCTGACACTGCTTCACTCAATGATTTTTCATTATCTTGTCTTTCTTCAAGCTCCGTTGATTCTTTAACAGTTTCTCCATTATTAAAAATTTCTGCGGTTAAACCAACCTTACGTATTTCTTTGGCTTGAGTTAACTTTTCAGCCATGATTTGATTAAATACACGATCGGCATTTTCTTTTTCGCCCTGAAAAATTGACTTAAATAGTTTATTAATATTGCTCATATCCTTATTTATATTTTTTTATTTTTTAAGCCATCCAGCGAGGATCATCTGGATTTGGCATATCGTTTTCGCCCGACTTATTTTCGTCATCAATTTCTTTATCTATTCTTTCGATATCCTCCTCACTTTGCTTTAAAATATTTTGACGAATCCAAGAATTAGAATAATACTTTCCAACGTATTGGTCAATAGTCGAAAGCATGTCAAATCTTTCACGCATAATCTCAAATTCTTTAAGCTCTGCAAAATAGTTATCTTCGAGAAAGTCTACGTTAATTGATTCTTCAATTTCTTCCCATTCGTTTTCAGTAATAACTCCTTTGAGCAAAAGTTGAATCTTTAATGCTTCTGTAAAAATGAGAGAAAACTTTTTACGTATACGATCAATAAATTTTTGGAACTTAACTTCTTCTCGTGAAATTTCTGTTGCACGTCCAAATGCAAATCCGGTTTCTTGTTCTAAACGAGATAGTGGAACATTAAGTGCACGATACAATTTTCGCTGAAAGAAAATAACGTCATCAATTTGACCAAGATTTTCTCCACCTCCAAGTGTATCAATTTCAGTACCTCGGCCGCCTTCACGGCGTGGCAAATAAAAATCTTCGAGCATTGACATATGTCGACGGTCATCACTAATTTCACCGGTTGATGCATCATACACCAACTTATTGCGATATCGTGACACAACACTTTGAACATATTCTTCAGCCTTATTTTTTGGCAAGTTACCAACATCAATATAAAAGACTCGTCTTTCGGGCGCGCGTGACACACGATAAACAACAAGAGAATCTTCCATGAATCTCAGCTGATTAATGAGCTTAAGAGCTTTATGAAGATAACCAATAATACGACTATGTCCTGCATCATACAAACCAGAATTAATTTGTATGATTGATCCTGTATCTATTTTAACACCAGCCGATGTTGCGGTCGATGACCTATCCATAAGTGTTCGTGAATAGATGTAATATTCGGCCACAACCTTTTCATAACTAATATTTGTTTTTGAGTCTGTTACCTTTTTAACTTCACGAACTTTTTTAAGGTGAGTTGCCTCAATAGGTCTAAGCTCGATAATACCCTTTTTTGCGTTTGCCGGATCGATGATAATTTGAAAGTAAATACGTCCATCTACATACCATCTTCGAAACATATCGGCAGCATTACGATTAAATTTATAAAGCTTTACGATATTATGAAATTCTTCATAAATTTGTTTCTTTACATTTTCTGGATAGTCTAAATCATCAAGATGAATATCAACAGGTGTTGAAATATCTGCAGACGCAATTGCAGCATCAACGATATCTGAAATTGCAGCATCACATTCTGGTTGTTGTGAAGCTTCACGATATCTAATTATAAGGTCTTGATCAGATAATGAATCAGTGCCAGATAAATCAACAAATTGACCATAGTAGCCTCCACCAACAGTAACTGATGTAGAACCAGGATCATCTTGTGGCAAAGGAATAGGAGAAATGTTAGGCGCTTTTTCCTTACCGAATGCCTTTTTACGTATTTCGTATCCAAAAATTTCCATAATCTTATTTATAAAAAAATAAGAGAGAAGGGATTGGACCTTCTCTCTTAGTTAAATTAGCTAGTAGTATTGGATGTCCAATACTGGTATGAAAACTCGACAGTAAAATCTTCGATCTGATCGTTCTGATCATAGGCCAATTCGATATTACTCATCGATGTTGGAAACGCACCTTTGATAAAATAACTTTTAAGAACGTTATTTTGTCGATCAAGTTGCTGAATTTCCATATCAGATTGATAGTCGGCTAAAGTCGTAAGACCTACACCAGCTTCATGCTGATTGATTGCATTAAGCCAACGCTCAACCGAGTTGCGTACCGCAAAATCAATTCCGTTAATGATAGTAAGCGTAATAGGTTCAAACGTGCGATCGCCAGCCACTTTAATTTGCCTTCCACGAAATGGGACTATCACTTCCGGCACAGTACTTGCTGGAAGAGAAGCACCTTTTGCCATAAATGACGTGAGCTCCGTATTTCCACCAGCAACACCTGGGTATGTGAGAAGGACCTTAAAGAGGTTTTGCCTTGCACCGCCACCTACGAGCTTTGCTTTAAAATCTTCGATTGCTAGAGACATAATTGTTTTCCTTTCTTATAGAGTTATTTATAAATTAAAGTCCAACAATCTCAGAAAATTCAACGCCAGTACGAGTAGCAATGAAGTTCAGAGTAATGAAGTTAATCGAGCGAGCAGGCTTGATGTAAATATCAGCCACAAATCGATTTGTGTCAATTACTTCTGGTGTATTGTTTGTTTCGTCACAAACAACCAAGAAGTCATAAACACCTCGACGGCCCTTAACATCACGGAGGAAAGGCTCTGTCATGTTTCGGAACATTGCACGAGTAAACTCATCATTGAGTTCGAACAGTTGGTATTTGGCCGCGGTAGCAATTGCCTTTTCGAGAACAATGAACAAACGGCGAACGTTAATGCGGTCAAAGGCCGAAGGTTTCTTCTGAGCAGTCTTATCGCCAAAAAGGACAATACCTTCACCTGGAAAAGAAACAATCGGATTAACACGAGCTTTGTACAAAGTGTCCCGTTGATCTTGACGAGGATTGAAGGCAAGCTTTGTGACACCGAGGAATTGACCACGATTCAATCCAGCAGGAGAGAACCAAGGCTCGGCCAAGTCATCAGTCTTAGCACAAAGACCAGCCATATGTCCAGCCGCTGATATCCAACGATAAGTATCATTGTACTTATCGTATACATAAAGAGCTGTCGAGTCAAAAACCGCGTAATTATTCGATCCAATAGCATCAGCCCAACCCTTTACGTTATCAAGTGGTGTCGTGGTATTAACTGTGTCTGATTCCAAAGGCGAAAGAAATACAACAACGTCTTTACGCGCGTCAGCAATTTCTAAAAGCTTATCTTGAATATCTTCTGTATTCAAGGAAAACAACAAATTGACATCAACTGTTTCAGCGTCAGCAAAAAGATCCAATGCATTTACAACATCGGCATCAACAGGTGTGGTAGCACCATCAGCCCCGCCGGCGAGTATATACTCATCAGCGGTTCCGGAACCCGTCATATAAATCCATTGCGATCCACGATTAATCCTTTCTTGAAAATAAAGAGCAGTACCATCTTCGGATCGTGTACCTTCAACCGTGGAAAGGAAAGGCCATTTTTCCAAAATGGTTTCAACGCCTGTACCGCTAATGACACCTGCTTTATCGAGTACCAAAACATGAATTTCATTAGTACCTGGTGCGGAATCAAATTCATCTGCATAGTCACTAGTAAGAAATTCAGAAGAATCGAGAACTACAACTTTAAGTTCATTACCCAGTTCCCCTGCATATCGAGCATAAACATCTCCATCTAAGTTACTTAAGTTCTCGAAGTCGTCTTCGT